ACACTATAAATACAAAAATTAATAAAAAACATTATATAATAATATGCGTATAGTAGAATTAATTTTAGACGAAGAACAAGAAATAGGTATTGAAGCTATTAGCGTAGTTGAAAACCCTGCAATAGAAGAAGATTTTATAGCTTTAAAATCACAAGAATTTAAACTAGCTGAAGTAGACAAAGAAAAACGCATTTTAATGGGTGCGTTATTAATACCAAACAAGCCTATATATAGACGTAATGGCGAAGATGAGTATTATATATATTTTTCAAAAGATACTGTCTTAAAAGCTAGTCAAATGTACCTAATGCAAGGCAAACAAAACAATTCTACCTTAGAACACCAATACCAAATTAACGGACTTAGTTTAGTTGAAAGTTGGATAGTAGAAGATAAGGTACACGACAAGAGCGTAAAGTATGGTATGGACTTACCTTTAGGCACGTGGGTTGGAAGTGTTAAGGTCAATAACGAACAGATTTGGAACGAGTTTGTTAAAACAGGTAAAGTAAAAGGGTTTAGTATTGAGGGTTATTTTGCTGATAAAATGGAACGACCTAAAGACCAAACCATAAAAGACGAACTAGCAAAGATTGAAGAAGAAGAAGCTGAATACTTATTAAGCGAAATACGAGCCATTATAAAAAACGATAAGCGTGTAAAGGGTGGTAAAAAAATGGTTTTAGAAAGCTATTCAGACTATCCAAGTGGTGTTAAGAATAACGCTAAAAGAGGTTTAGAACTAAACGAAAAGGTAAACAACAAATGCGCTACTCAAGTTGGTAAAATACGAGCGCAACAATTAGCACAAGGTAAACCAATAAGCAAAGAAACTATTAAGCGTATGTACTCTTATTTGTCTAGAGCAGAGGAATACTATGATGAAAACGACACAACCGCTTGTGGTACTATCTCTTATTTATTATGGGGTGGTAAAGCAGGTTTACGTTGGGCAAATAGCAAACTAAAAGAATTAGATGCGTAAGGTAGCGGTTAAAATAGAACGCAAAAAAGTAAGACGTAAAGGCGTACACGCTAAAAGTAAAACTAGTCAATTAAAGAGTAGTAAGAACTATAAAAAACTAAACAGAGGTCAAGGTAAATGAGAAGATTTAAGAAGTTTTTTACACCGAGTAGAACAAGTCCAAAAGGTAGTCGTAGAGCGTGTTTATGCGAGAATAACACCTACTCTATTAAATGTTGTGATGGTAGTTTAAGAGCGCAAGGAATAGGTACAACAACGAAACAATTTGATTATCTATTGCAGGAAAACACCGACTATATACTACAAGAAAATAACAGTAAAATAATATTGTAATGGCAGATAAAAAAATTACACAATTAAACAATACAACCGCTTTAGATGGTACAGAAAATTTAGTATTTGTACAAAGCAATGAAACTAAAAAAGGTACAGTAAACGATATTACAAATTATTTACTACCTACACATATTACTGTATCGGCAGACCAAACTGTAAACCTTTCTGATAGTCAATACGCTAATATTAAACTTGTAAAACTAACGTGGAGTGGTGCGAGTGGTAATATGACTTTAAACCTACCTAGTGCATCTAGTAGTACAAATAGAGCAATTAGATTTATTTCTAATGGTGGCTTTGATACTAATACTAGAGTTTACTTAACCCCTAGTGGCGGTGATACTTTAGATGGCTCAACAAATTACTATGAAATAAATAAAGAATATGAGGGTATTTATGTTTGGAGTGATGGTAGCGAGTGGTTTATTATTCAAAAGAAAGCGTAAAAATGCAAAATTAATTTTTAACCATTATATATTAATATGAACACAAACGATATGATTAGCAAAATCAAAGAAGTTCTAAACTTATCTGAAGAAGTTAAGCTAGAACAACAAGCGTTAGAAAACGGAACTGTATTAGAAGCAGAAGCGTTTGAGAGTGGCAATGAAGTATTTATTGTTACTGAAGATGAAAAAGTAGCCGTACCTGTTGGAGAATACCAACTAGAAGATGGGCGTATTTTAGTAGTAGCCGAAGAAGGTTTAATTTCTGAAATCAAAACTGAAGAAGCTGAAGAAGAAACAACTGAAGAAGTTGAAGAAGTTGAAGCTGCTGAAGAAGAAAAAGAAGAAGTTTACGCTACTAAAGAAGAACTAGCAGAGGTTAAATCTATGTTAGAAGAAATCAAAGCTATGCTAGAGCCTAAAGAGGATTTAAGCGCAGAGGAACTAGGAAATCTTATTACAGAGGAACTTTGTAAACACGAAAAAGTGGAACTAAGTGAAGTACCTGAAGAAGTACAAGAGGAACTAAACCAACCTGCTGCAGAGCCAATACAGGCAAACCCTGAAGCAAAACAAAACCTATCTAAATTTAATATCTCACAAAATAGAAGATTAAGTACTTTAGATAGAGTAATGGCAAAATTTAATAATTAAAATAATAAACAACTAAAAACTAAAATAAAATGAGTGTATCAATTACTTCAACTTATGCAGGTGAATTTTCAGGCAAGTATATTGCTGCTGCCTTATTATCTGCTGACACATTAGACAAAGGGCTAATTACAATTATGCCTAATGTTAAGTATAAGTCTGTTATCAAAAAGGCTTCAACTGATGACATCGTTAAAGACGCGACTTGTGATTTTCAAACAGGACAAGGGACTTTAACACTAACAGAAAAAATCCTACAACCTGAAGAATTTCAAGTGAATTTGGATATTTGTAAAAAAGATTTGCATAGCGATTGGGAAGCTGCACAAATGGGATATTCTGCATTTGACAACCTACCTGCTAATTTTTCTGATTTTGTACTAGCACACGTTGCTGCAAAAGTAGCTGATAGAACAGAGAAAAATATTTGGAGTGGGTCTACTGCAACTTCAGGGCAATTTGATGGGTTTGCTACATTGTTAGCTGCTGATACTGATTTACCTGCAGGGCAAGATATCGTAGGTACTGCTGTTACTGCTGCAAACGTAGTTAGCGAATTAGGAGATGTTGTAGATGCTATTCCTACTGCAGTTTATGGTAGTGAGGATTTAGTAATTTATGCTGCTTCTAATGTTATTCGTGCTTATACACGTGCATTAGGTGGTTTTCAATCAGGTGGTGTAGGTGCTAATGGTTATGAGAACAAAGGAAACAACCAATCTTTAGGGTCTTTATTCTTTGATGGTATTCCTGTTGTTCCTGCTCGTGGTGCTGCTGATGATATGATTATTGCAGCTGAAAAATCTAACTTGTTCTTTGGTACAGGTATCTTAAATGATATGAACGAAGTACGCGTTATTGATATGGCAGAAACTGATGGAAGCCAAAACGTAAGAGTAGTAATGCGATTTACTGCAGGTGTACAATACGCCCAAGTATCTGATATCGTTTACAGAACTGTATAATAATTAATTAATCAACGTAGAAAGGGGTGGGGAAATTTGCCCTACCCTTTTTTATTTAAAAACACTTTAAAAAATATGGCTTGTTCATTAACTACAGGAAGAAAAGTACCTTGCAAAAGCGCAGTAGGTGGTATTAAAACTATTTACTTTGCTGATTTTGGTACTTTGGGCGATGCAACTATCGCTGCAGGTGAAATTACTGCTTTTAGTGGTACACCTGATTGGTTTCAGTTTGATGTTAAAGGTAATTCATCACTAGAAACTGCTATAAATTCTTCGCGTGAAAATGGTACTACTTTTTACGAAAGTACACTAAATTTAACTTTGACATTTCAAGACAAAGCAACACAAGAAGAACTTAAACTAATTGCACACGCAAGACCACACATTGCTATTGAGGACTACAACGGAAATTATTTCTTAATGGGTCTAGAGCACGGAGCAGATGTAAATGGTGGTACTATCGTTACAGGTGCAGCTATGGGAGATTTGACAGGATATACAATTACGGCGGTTGCACAAGAAACTGCACCACCTTATTTTGTAACAGGGTCAGTAATTACTGCTGATGCTTCTGCAACACAAATAGACCCAACTGCATAATAAATTAGGGTTTTAAATTTAAGGGTTGTCTTTTTAGATGACCCTTTTTTTATATCTATTTGTAAACAATACAATACAAAATAAATTAGTTTTGTTTATATATTAATATGAAGCTAATAACTACAAGTGGTAATAAGACCTTTAAGATAATACCAAGACAATATATTGAGGGTGCAATTACTGTAAATTTAACAAGTGAAAGTACAGGCACTAATGTAAGTGTAACACCAACAGCATCTACTGATAAAAACTATATGAGTTTTGATGCGGTATTTGGTACATTAACAGAGGGTGATTTTTACATATTAGAAGTAAAAAACGGAACTAGTGTAATATACAAAGACAAAGTATTTTGCACCGACCAAACAATAAACCAAACTAACAACGATTACTACTCTATTAATAAAGATGAGTATGTACAAGAGGATAGTTTTGATAACGATTATATTATATTATGAACGATTTAAGAGTAGTTAATTTAAGTACCTATACAAGTCCTGAAATTGTAGAAAAAAGCAATAAGGAGTGGGTAAGTTATGGTACTGATAACGATTATTTTAGTTATCTAATAGACCGCTACAATGGTAGTCCTACAAACAATGCTATTATCAATGGTATTAGTGAGATGATTTATGGCAAAGGTTTAGAT